CAGCTAATCCACGCAAGGCAGTCCTTGATGATTCGGATATTCCATTTTAGAATGGTATATAATTTATGTACCTTTTTAAGGAGAGATTATGAAGGTATGTAGAGAATGCAATCAAGAGAAAAATTTTGATGCTTTTTATAAGCACTCAAAAATGCTTGATGGACACTTAAACAAGTGTATTGAATGCGTAAAAGAGCGTGTAAAAAAACATCGGGCTAACAACATTGAAAAGATCAACGCATACGACAGAGAAAGATCAAAAAACCCATATAGAAGGTTAAAAAACAAGGAATATGCAAAATCTGAAAAAGGAAAGTTGGCTCATAAAAAATCACTTCAAAATTACAGAAAAAATTATCCTTTGAAATACGCATCAAGAGTAATAACTGGAAATGCTATTAGAGATGGAAAATTAATTAGAGCATCAAATTGTTCTATTTGTAATTCAGAAGAAAAAATTGAAGGACACCATGATGACTATACAAAACCGCTTAGTGTTCGTTGGCTCTGTGAAAAATGCCACAAAGAATGGCATAAAAACCATAAGCCAATTTATGAATAACTTGCCTTTCTGATAAACCTCACGGGGCTACGGCCCCATTTAATAGGAGTTGATGATGACAAAATTAGATCAATCTTGGTTTAGTGGTGCAGTCGAGAAGTTCTTTGGAACTGCGCCATTTAAACTGTCTCGCAAAGAAAACCCTGCCACTTCCCACATGGCAGCCCAGGCAATCGACACCACAAAGATGGAGTCCTTGGTCTTTGAAACCATTGCGGCCTATGGCCCAGATGGTTGTATCTCAGATGAGATACTTGCCAAACTAGCATTCCTGCCCTATTCCAGCGTCACAGCCCGATACAAGGCGCTGATTGACAAAGGCTTCATCGAGGTCATTGGAACCCGTAAAGGGCTTTCTGGGCGACTCCAAAGGGTTATGCGAAAGGTAGGGTAAATCCCTATTTCAATCTCTGTCAGACAAGGCAGAATTGGCGCATGAACCAACAACAAACCAATCGTTTAAACGCTTTCTGGCAGGATGTAGAGGCTCACAAGGCTCTCAATCCATCTTTGCCAGAGAGTGCCCTTGTAATCCTTAAATCTGTGGCCCTGGATGCCCTCCTTGCCGCACAAGACATTGAACAGATAGGAGTGAATGATGCAAACAATTGAATTTGTGCCTTTTGATTGGGTAGACGATGATTTCAATCCAGATATTGACCGCATTGAAGTTGATTATGAATGGCATGAAGCAGATGATTCTGTTGGCTTAATCGCATACTGTGAGAAAACAGTCAAGTGGATGCGCTTTAACCTGCAAATCAAGGATATAACAGATGAGTTGTCTTATGCTGATTTGGCTTATTTGAAGCATGAAATCCAGCGTAACGATAAGGAAATTGCAGATGAAAGAACCTGAAGATGAGGCGTTTGACGAACTCAGTCGTAGACAAGGCGATTGGGGTCTGCAAGGTTCGCGCAAGCACCAAATAATCCGATACGCTGAAAACAATGCGCGGAATGAAGTGATTGAAGAAGTCGCCCAACACATTGAGAAATGCTCATTGGCGTTTGGCAAAGACACGATTCAATCGTTTACTGCTTATGTAAGGAACATGAAGAAATGAAAGCAAGACAAGTATTCCACGCACTTATGTCCTCTAAGGGCTATACAGAGGATGACTTAGCCATGAGTGGCGACAAGTACATTAGCCCTGCTATGCAAGGCAGATGGAACTACTTTATTGCAGGGTGGGAGATGAGGGGGGTTATGTGATCGAGACAATCATCACAATCTTTGCCCTAGGCTTTCTAGGCATTGCGTTAGCCATTGGAGGCGTTTGCCTGATCGTTTGGATGGCATTGAATGAATCCTAAGAGTACAAATAACTCAGGCATGAAGTGTCCAGAATGTGGGGCTGTCTCCTTTGTTCAGCATACAAAAACTGTGGAAAACATACTTGTCAGACGAAGGGAATGCTTTAATGGGCATCGCTTTATCTCACATGAGACAGTCCTAAGAATGGTCAATCAACATAAAGCCAAATCAAATTCTTAGATGTAGCAACTACACAAATAATTGTGTCATCTGCCAACCATAATATGATCTGGCTGCAATCCGCAGTTCAAGGAGAAATCATGTACAAGATTGAAATTGATATGGGTTGGTTGGCTGACACTAAACTTACCATTGAAACTCATGACTTTGACATCATTGAAGTCATCAAGGAATTTGTCGAATTCCAAGAGTCAAAAGGTTGGGCTGGTGCGTGGAATCCAATCGTTTTTGAAGATAACGAAGATGAAGATAGCGCGGAAGATGACGCGGAAGAAGTTAAGTAAGCGGAATCACGCGGCCTCTAAATTCAATGGAATCGGGGCCGTGTGTTGTCACCAGTTCGGGAAGCAATAACTTACCATTGTGAAAATTTAGCACAGCAAAGCCCGATCTCCAGTTAAGTGGGCCTTTTTCTGTGTAGTCTTCAAACTGTGGGCCATAAGGTTCCGCAAGGGTTCCAGTATCGATGCCGTATCTCACGCCGTTGTAGTCAGAGAATGGAGTGACTTTTAAGCTATGCAAATGCCCCGTGACAATGTTAGTACCTGCCCACATCGTATTATTATGTGTTGCGTGGATACCACCTTTGAAACGATGTTTAACAACAGTGGATTCATTTAGCCATACTGACCAACATGGTTCCCAACTTAGGAAGTGGTCTTTCAAGCTAAAGCCTTTGACTTGCTCATACTGAGGCGCATTAGCCGCTAAGAACGTCTCAAACCGCGCATCGTGGTTGCCCAAAGGCCATATCAATTTGACGTTGTGACGGGCCTTTTTAGCCGTTTCTTCAATCTCTCCCATCGCCAAAGTACACGCCTTTAGTTCTTCAATGACTGTAGGTGCTTTACTCCAGCCGATTCGTGGGTGTCTAGAGATTCCAGCACCATCAAAAATGTCGCCATTGGCAATCACGGCATTGGGTTTGAGTTCTTTGATGGCCCACAAAAGACCTCTGTAGGCAGTAGAGTGGATGCCAGGCCAAAAGTGTGCATCAGAGAAAACAATGACTGTCCCGTTTAGGATGCCAAGACTATTGCTATGCGGATGCGTCAATGAAACTTGCAAATGTGCGTACTGATTATTCTTTTCCGCTTGAGGTGCTTCAATCTTTTGTTTAGTTTTATGTTCAATTCGTCTGCGCCGTTTATAAAGGGCAGAAATATCAATGTTTAGCATCCTGCTCGCTTTGTCCATCGAGCCGCTGCTTTGAATAGCTTGAATGACTTGATCGTCAGAAAAATTAGTAATAGCCATTACAGTTTCTTTCGCCAATAAAGGGTGTCTTTGCAACCCCAAGGTTTAGAAGGTTCAAACATTTTGAAACCGCAAGCTATCAAACTGTTGGCAGAAGCAGGATTCAATCTTGTGTCAGAAACTAACCATTTCCACCCAATAGCTTTTGCTTGTCTAATTCTGACGCGAATAAACTTTTTCTGTAATCCCTGTCCACGATGAGAAGGAATAACACCAGCACGACAAAGATAGCCACAATCAACCCACCGCACAGAGCGAACAAGACCCGCGAAACCAATATCCACGCCATTCTCAGCAGCAATCCACCAAGTCCCAAAATTTGTGTCATCGGGCTTGTCATACGGCAAACAGATATTTTGTAGTGCAGAAAGTCTGTCTTGTACTGAATCTTTGCGGGTGTCTGCGCGAATAATCATTAGCGCATTGAAATACTATAGTATGAAACGTCTATGACAATTTAAGATTTAAACAATGCCGCCTCATCTTTTCGTCTGTTTTCTAGGCCTCTCAGAACCTTGCCACCAGCCTTGCAATACTGCAACAAAGACTCTATTGCCGCATCTTTATCGCCACGAATAACCTTTTGACGGAAGGTGCTGCGCTGTAATGTTCCCAGACCAACATTGAAGCTAAAGCTGACGCAAGCATCAAATTCACCTTGGGTAAGGACAACTGGAAGAAGTTGGGCCACACCACGCTCAAACCTTGCAAGATCACTTCTGAGAATTCCATCTACTTCTTCCTTTGTCCATACACGATTGTCTTCAAGGCGCAAGGCGAATGCATCGCGCTGGTCTATGGGCAGTTTTCCTTGTTCTGGATACAAAACATGGCCTACGCCCACTGTCCAGAGTTTTGCTGGGCAACGATA